AGGGCTCGTTTCGATAACGACCCTGGACAATTCGTTGACTTTGTCACGAATCCTGATAATCTAGATGCCGTGAGGGATCTTGGATTAGCACCTAAACCCACACCGTCACCTAGCCCGAAGGGACCCGACGAAGTCGGGGCACAGTAGACCTACTTGATGTCTACTGTGCTAGGTGACACCAAACCCTTTTGGTTCAACTACAAAACTAAGGAAATTTGAAAAATGAAACCTCTTTCACGCCATGGCGTTTCCAAACACAAAAGCGCAAAGCGCTTTAAACATAATATTAAAACAACGGCTGCGGCTAACATGCGTAGTAACCCTATGCGTGGTGGCTTCCGCTTTTAATTAATTAAAAATCCATGCCCCGAAAGGGGCTGAAAGGATATATGCCTTGTTATTACCCTCTGTCTGCGGTGAAAACCGAAGACGGAAACATTAAATTCAATCCTCGCTCAGGCGAGGGTGATCCAATGAAACTCCCATGCGGACAATGCATGGGCTGTCGAATAGACCGATCCAGAATGTGGGCGGTCAGATGCATGCATGAGGCATCTCAATTCGAAAAAAACTGCTTTATTACACTTACGTACGCGCCAGAACACCTTCCAAAAAATGGTGATCTACACTATGAACACTTTCAAAAGTTCATGAAACGCTTAAGAAAAGCAAATCAAAATGCGAATATTCGCTTCTATATGTGCGGAGAATATGGGGACGAATTTAAACGACCACATTTTCACGCCATACTTTTTAACTATGACTTCAAGGATAAATATGAACACAAAGTCAATCACAACGGAGACACCGTCTATCGTTCGCCACACTTGGAAAGCCTCTGGCCTTTTGGACATTCCACCGTCGGCACCGCGACGGAAACATCCGCTGCTTACGTGGCCCGCTACGTCACTCAAAAAGCTACTGGACGCATACAAGACATCAATCCAAAAACCGGAGAACCTTATCGAGAAATCTATTACCGGGGAACTGATCCTGAATCCGGCGAGCGTGTATACGTCAAACCGGAATTCAACAAAATGTCACTTAAACCCGGAATTGGACAAAATTGGTTCGACAAATACTACCAAGACGTTTACCCGTCTGACTCCGTCCGGCTTCGTGACGGACGACGTATTAAACCACCTCGTTACTACGACAAAAAATACGATGCGATAGAACCATACGAGTTCGAAGCTATTAAACAAAATCGTATACTCAATGCCTTGAAACATTCAGATGAGTCCTCACCTGAAAGGCTGGCCGTTAAGGAAACTGTACTTATGGCCAAAATTAACAAACTTAAAAGGAACTTACAATGAAACTTATTATCTGTTCTGTCCGTGATTCGGCAGCTGACGCTTTCGGGCGTCCTTATTTCGTTCCGTCTCAGGGCGTAGCCCTCCGCGCATTTACAGATGAAGTAAATCGCGAAAATGATGACAATCCACTACATAAACATCGTAAAGACTTTGCACTCTACGAGTTAGGCGAGTATGATGACAATACGGCTCAGATCGTGTGCCACGATCAGCCGAAACTCCTGATTCATGCGGATCAGGTATAACCTCAACCAAGCCCGGCACTGTCCGGGCTTTTTCTTAGGAAGAAAACATGGCTGTAATGCACAAAAACAAATCGGTAAGCACCCATAAATTCGCAATGGTGCCTCGTGCTGATATTCCTCGATCTAGCTTTGCAATCGAAACTTCACACAAAACAACTTTTGACGCTGGCTATCTTGTACCTGTATATGTAGATGAAGTTTTGCCAGGCGACACATTTAATCTTAAGATGACCGCTTTTGCGCGTTTGTCTACACCACTGTTTCCAGTGATGGACAACTTGCATCTTGACTCCTTCTTTTTCTTTGTTCCTAATCGCCTAATTTGGGAAAATTGGCAAAAATTTATGGGGGAACAAAACAATCCAGGCGATTCAACCGACTATCTTATTCCGCAATCTATTTCTCCAGAAGGCGGATATTTAACTAACACATTGCAGGACTATATGGGCCTGCCTACTGTTAATCAAATTGGTGCTGCAGCTACAATTTCTCATAGCGCTTTGCATTTACGCGCTTATAACTTGATTTGGAATCAATGGTTCCGTGATCAGAATTTGCAAGATTCTGTCCCGGTACCTATGGACGATGGTCCGGATATTTATTCTGATTTCACTTTACTTCGTCGTGGTAAACGCCACGACTATTTCACATCAGCTTTACCTTGGCCACAAAAAGGTGATCCTGTTTCAATTCCATTAGGAACAACTGCTCCAGTTCGTTCTGATGGTAACGTTGCTTGGTTTCATAATACCGGTGGTTATGCCGGTTTAGTTACTAATTATGATTGGGGTCATGCTATTCGTCCTGATGGTGGTACTGGTCTTGCAGACGTATCTTATTTAAAATTTGGTACTGCTGATGGAGCTGCTGATACTGGTTTAGTAGCTGATTTATCTGATGCTACTGCTGCTACTATTAATGCTTTACGTGAATCTTTCCAAGTTCAACGTTTGCTCGAACGCGATGCTCGCGGAGGTACTCGATATACTGAAATCATTCGCTCACATTTCGGTGTTATATCTCCTGATGCACGTCTCCAACGACCAGAATATCTGGGCGGAGGATCAACTCCTATTATCATCAATCCTGTCGCTCAAACGAGCGGTACAGGTCTTACTGGTGGTACTTCCCCATTGGGTAATCTTGCCGGCGTAGGTACTGCGCTGGCTTCAAACCATGGTTTTACTCAAAGCTTTACGGAACACGGCGTTATTATTGGAATGGTTTCCATTCGCGCCGATCTTAATTATCAACAAGGTCTCCGCAGAATGTGGAACCGCAAAACTCGCTATGATTTCTATTTCCCTGTATTCGCTCATTTAGGCGAACAAGAGGTTCTTAATAAAGAAATTTATGCAACTGGTACTGCAACAGACGATCAGGTCTTTGGATACCAAGAACGATGGGCTGAATATAGATATCACCCATCTCAAATTACCGGATACTTCCGGTCTACAGCGCCAACCACATTGGACGCTTGGCACTTAGCGCAAAAATTTAATGCGCTGCCTACTTTATCTGATACTTTTATTGAAGATAGACCTCCCGTTGACCGTGTTGTCGCTATTGGCGCATCGGCAAACGGAAAACAATTTATCTTTGATTCTTTCTTTCAGATAAGAACTGCCAGACCTATGCCTTTGTATTCAGTACCTGGCTTAATCGATCATTTCTAAAATTTAGGTTGTGTGATCCCGAAAGGGATCGCATAACCCCCCGAAGGGAAAAATAATGCTTGGTGCAATATTAGACATACTTGGCGCAAAAAATAGGCAAGAAGACGCTCAGGCGTTTTCTGCCCAACAATATGCAACCAGATATCAAACACAAACAGAAGATATGAAGAAAGCGGGTATTAACCCTATGCTTTCAGTATCTTCAGGGGCTGGATCACAGCCCACATCTACAGCTGCTACACCAAGTAGCAACTTTACACAATCAGAAATTAATAGGGCTCAAATTAAAAATATTGAAGCCCAAACTGAACTCAATAGCGCTAACGCGGCTAAAGCCCGCGTAGAAGCGCAAGTAGCGGAACGCTTTGGACATCCACAAGCTGAAGCTCAATACAATGTAACAATGGCCCAAGCGGGCCTTACATCACAGCAGATTGGCAAAGTCGATCAAGAAACTCGCAATGTTATTGCGCAAATTCAAAATACTAAGGATGAAAATCAACGCATACATGCAACTATTGATTATTTAAAACGTCAAGCAGAAATGCTTAACGAAACAACAATTACAGAGCCAGTTAAACGTGATCTTTTAAGACAACAAGCTTTAAAAGTAATTAACGAAACTGGACTTACTGCGTTAGATCTTCAAGCAGCCAAGGATCTTGGCAATTTGGGTCGTGAAACGCAACAAATTAAACCACTACTCGACTTGCTTCGAGGACTTATTAGAAAGTAAAACAAAATGTTTATACGTTCACCATATAACTATGATACAGATGAAGCATCAAATGCATCATCTGTCAACACGTTTTCGCAAACGAAAACACAACAACAATTCAAAGACGAGTGCAATATTAATCGCATCGTCGCTCAATACGCTAAAGGCGTAATGCCTATTGGTAACGCTTACCAGCCGTTACCAGAAGACTTTTACGAAGTCACTGACTACCAGGCAGCGATGAACAAGGTTCGTCGCGCTCAAGAGACCTTTGAAGGTCTCAATTCAAATATTAGGGCTCGTTTCGATAACGACCCTGGACAATTCGTTGACTTTGTCACGAATCCTGATAATCTAGATGCCGTGAGGGATCTTGGATTAGCACCTAAACCCACACCGTCACCTAGCCCGAAGGGA